TAATAACGGATGGTCATCGATCTGCTTTGCCCCATCAACCCGCGACTCACGACGAGGAGCATCCAGGTTCACACAGAACGGCGCAGCCAGTTGTTCAAGTGTGACTGTTTGAAATGGGTTCCACGAGATCATCTGACACTTGTAAGGTTGCCCGTTGATCATCTTCGATGACTTGGTGTTATACCCTTCAGGGAGGCGCACATACCGCGTAACACCGCGTTGACCTGGATCTTTACCGGATGGCGCGAGATCGGACGCAATAAGTCCGTCGTTAAGGTTGTCGATACGTGCTTGTGTTGTCTCGGGTTTCGTTAAGATGTAGCCCCACTGGAACGATCCGGCAGATGTCTCCATGATCCAACTAGGCTCAGGTAACTTCTGTGCCACTTGTTCATCCAGCTTCTCACGCACATCATCAAGCACGATACAGTGAGTCTGTCGATACAATGCTTTTCTACGACGTGCGACTTTCTGTTCATCCGCGTAAAACGTGGAGATAGTGAAGTATTGATTCGTTGTTGTGCCGAACTGGTAACGACTGAAGTAATCACCCTTCCATGCGCGCAGATGTTCACTTGACGGAATGTTAGCGGGATCGAAGATGAAATCTGTTACGTGACACCAAGGTGCATCTGGTCCAAATATTGCATTTATAAATTCTTCGTTGGATACTTGGCATACCATTTGCAGTGCCTTATACTGTAATTGAGTTTCATTGGGTTGTTCTCACCGTTTGCCGCAGCTAGTACTGCGGCTTTTTTTTGTTCATGTATAAGAAATTGAAAAATAATTACATGACTCAATCCTCATGTTTAGATTCTTTGAAAATTTATATCTGACAAGCTTTGTAATTATGCTTCAAATGATCATTGTTGTAAACCGTTGCACAATGTTAAACTTTGCCCTACAATGATTTCACGTTAATCAACTGGAGGCATTCACCTTGTCCGATAAATTGCTAGATGATCGGCTGGACATGCGTATCAATGAGGGTGATAAATCCGCTTTCGTTGAGAAATGTAAAGCCGATGAAATACCACACCAAGTTGTCGCGCGTAACTTAATAAACGCGTACACCGAGGATCGTGTCATCGTTCAACCCAAACCGGAGACTCAAAAATCATGAGCATTGAAAAAGATCTTGGTCGCATTGCAACCGCGCTCGAAGGAATCTTGGCTAAACTGGATCATATTGGTACAGCGGTCAGTCAAGAGCAAGCTGACACTATTGTCGAGGCACCCAAAGAAGCCCCAAAGCAGACACCCCCATCACCCGCACCTGCTGCGGATGGACCTTCTACTCAGGCCACGACTGCTCCCGCTGCGGAAGTGCCGCCACCGCCCCCAGTAGAACAGGCCACCGTCGCCCCTACGACCTCGTCAGAGACCGTTATCCCTGCTGCTCCCGCTCAGGATACGCCGCCCCCAGTTGTATCGATGACAGCCGATGAGCTGAATACGGCGCTAGTCGCCGAGTTTAAGCGACTTGGTAAACGAGACCCAATTGACGCGGTGTTGCGTGAGTTCGGTGTTCAGTCGATTACTGACTTGAAAGAAGATCAATACGCCGCGGTCATTAATAAAGTCAAGGCGATTGCAGCATGACCGAGGGTGCACACGCACGCCTTGGACCGTCGAATCACCGCTGGCCTAACTGCCCAGGCTCAGTGCGTGAAGAAGCAGCGTACCCAGATGTAGCGGGTGACGCGGCTATCGATGGTACAGGGTCGCACTTGTTACTTGAGTTGTGTCTTCAGAACGGTTGTCGCGCTGAGGTTTACGACGGTCAGATCATCGGTGTCAATCATCCCGATCAACCGATGGGATGGATGGTACACGAGGATCGAATCAAAAGGGTTCAGATGTGTCTTGATTATGTGATGCGTCGATCTCGAGAGCTTCGTGACATGTACCCAGGTAGCACCGTTCGCATTGAAGCAGAATCGAAAGCTGATCCAGGTGGTATGTTTGGCCGCACTGATTGGTGGGGTACTGTGGATATCACTATCACAGTCGAAAATAATCACGGTCGCTGTTTGTTCATGGAGGTCTGTGATTACAAAGATGGTCGAGGATGGGTACATGCACAAGGTAATACTCAATTGATCAGCTACTTGGCAGGGAAATTGCGTCCTTACATCGCTGACGATGAGGGTATAAAATTTGTCGATCAAGTCGGACCAGTTCGAATGTCCATCGTTCAACCTAAGACGAAACCTGTGGTGCGCTATGAAGACACGACTGCAACGTACATCATTGACGAAGCGAAGAAACTCGCGCAAGCGGCAGCGAAAACTGATGACCCAGAAGCACCGCTGATGCCTGACAGTAAGGGTGGTAAGGGTTATTGCCGCTGGTGTAAACATAAACCCAATTGCTCGGCTGGGTCTGAGCAAAGTTTTGAAACGGTGAAATCTATGTCTACTGACGTAATTGCGACCGACGGTACCAGTTTGTTTGAGCTGGTGAGTCAGTCGCTTGATAAAATAAATGAACTCACAGTCGATCAGTTATCTGAATTAGCTGATGCCCGAGCTGGCATTGAAGCTGTGTTTGATAAAGTCGACGGTGAAATCACAGCGCGACTTGAGAACGGTGACAGTGTACCCGGTTATGCATTACAACCCGGTCGTGGTTCAAACGTGTGGAATGACTCTGAAGAAAACATTGCCAAAATGCTTAAGGGTCGACGTTTGAAGAAAGAGCAAATATACCCACCGAAGCTGATCAGCCCTGCTCAAGTCATGAAGCTTGACTGTCTGGATGATAAGCAAAAAGCACGCATCGAGAAAGACTTCATCACTTACAAAGCGGGTAAGACCAAGTTGACTAAGGTCGCACGTGACAAGCAGCAAGACAGCATTGAGGACATGTTCAAAGATATTCCTCAAGAAAGTGTTGCACAAAGTACAACGAATAAGGTAGAATCAACATCGTTGTTTGATCAACCCAATGAACCCTCGTTTTTTTAGGAGAACCCATGTACAAGTTCAAAGGTTTTTTATCGTTCCCGACCATATTTACGCCTGATTACGCACGCAATTCACAAGGTAAACCTATGGGTGATAACAAGCGTTACAGTTGTGATGTCTTGTTATCACCAGGTGATCCTCAGATTGCTCAGATTCAGCAGATTGTTGATACAGCAGTGGCTGATGCTTACCCATCTGGTGCACCAGCTAACTTGCGTAAATGCTTCGTGTCTTACGATGAGAAGTATCAGGGTAAGTCATACTATGATCAGAAGTTTTCTGGTTACTACGTGCTGACTGTAACCGCGAAAGAAACAGACAAACCTCACGTTGTCGATGCCAACATGCAACCTGTGATGGACCCGGGGGCCGCTTACCCTGGTTGTGAAGTCTGGGTAGCTTGTAGTATCACATCTTACTCAGAAGGTCAGGGTGGAATCGGCGGGTGGCTAAACGGCATCATGTTAACCGGTGGTGAATGTCCACTGGGTCGCTTCGATAATAAAGCAACAGTTGAGAGTATGTTCGGCGACGTAGGCGATCAAGCTCCAGCGGCACCACAGGCTCCAACAGCTCCCCCACCGCCACCTGTCGC